TTGTGTGTTTCCAACCTCCCTAATAGGGATGACCCCAGACATAGACTTTTACAAAGACCTCGAAAAGAAATATTCCGTAAGGGTAATGTTTGATAATTGTGAAAACACCCTAGGAGAGTACGAGGACAAAAACATATCTTCTTACTTTACATCTACAACTTCAACGTATTTCGGACACCAAATACAATCAATAGAGGGTGGCTTTATATTTACCGACTCAGAAGAAGAACACAAGTTTTTCCTAATGTCTAGAAATCACGGAATGACACGTAGTCTAAAGCCTTACGGATATAGCGCAGAAGATATTGAAAATGATCAAGTAGACAGCTTGTTTGACTTTAATATACTAGGGGGCAACTATAGAAACACAGACCTTAACGCCTTCATAGGCCGGTTGGATCTTAAAAGAGCTAATTTTTATAAGAAAAAAAGAATAGAGCTATATAAAGTATTCAAAACCAACCTTTGCAGTAGAAGATACTATCTTCCTGAGCCTAGAGAGAATTGCTTAGATGTACCTTTCTGTCTGCCAATTATATGTAAAAATAAAGACAATTTACAGAAAGTAAAGTTATTATGCGTTGATAATAATATAGAATATAGGCCCATAATTTCTGGCTTTTTAGGCTACCAAACTTGCTATAAGAATTTCTTTGATTATAATCAAGACTATTCAAATTCAATAATGTTAAATGATTGTGGAATGTATATTGGACTTTATCACTCTATTGGTAAAGACAAAATAATAGATTTTGTAAATGAGATTAATGCGATATGAGATACGGAATAGCAATAACAACCCATAATAGATATGAATACCTAGATAGATTCTTAGAATCTTTTTCTCTGAGCCACATATTAGACGAAACAGAGATAATAATATCAGATGACTGCAGTAGTGACGATAGGGTACTACCTAGAATACAGGACTTTTATAATAAAAGATCTGACTTGTCAATATCTTGTTACAAAAACGAAATAAACATAGGCTCAAAAAGCCATTACGTTGTAGTGATGTCCCAACTAACGGCTATGGGTTGTGACTATTTAATAAATATTGACTCCGACTGCCTACTGAACCCTTTCTGGATGATAGAGCTAGACAAGCTATTATCGCACTTTGACTACCAAGCTCTAGGAAGCGTATTCCACACGGATACTTCTAAAACAACAGACCCTACGAACTGGGAAAAGGACTACAACGACAAATATATAGAAAAAAAGAACTTGAATGGCCTAGGACTTTGTTTTCCTGCTTGGTATGTGAAAAATTGGGAATCAGAATGGCTCTCTGAGCAGAAAAGACGAGAGGAGGCCGCGAAAGCAAAGGCGAGCATCTTAGTGCCGCATCAACAGCAGGTATTATTCCATGACGGAAGATATGAATCCACACTCTTACACTTTGACGCGTACATAAACAAAAAAAAAGAAGAGTATGGAATGAGGTCTTTCTGCACAAGAATAAGTTACATAGATCACATAGGAGAGTTCGGGGTGAACAGTAGGCCCGGACAAATGTTTGATAGGGCGATTGACTTTATTGGAGAAAAAAATGAATAAACACGAAAAACTAACTCAAAAATTTAGCACATGGGGGGATAAACTTCTTCAACATACAGACGTATTGTCTTCAATTCAAAACAAGGGGGAATTTAAGCCAATAACGATACAACTAGCACCAGTTGAAATATGTGATAGTGATTGTCCGTTTTGTTCTGTTGCCGGAAGACCACTTAAACAATATCTTCCACTCATTAAAATAAAAAAAGTCCTTGATGATTTCAAAAGTCTTGGTGCAAAAAGCCTTGAGATAACAGGGGGTGGAAATCCTCTTTTATATAGAGATAAAGAAACAAAAGAGAATATAAACGATATAATTAGATATGCAAGTTCAATTGGTTATGATATCGGAATTATAACTAATAGCCATTCTCTTAAAAGAATAGATCCAGAAGTCTATAGTATGATAAACTGGATTAGGGTAAGCCTAATAAAGCTAGATGAAGGTAAAAGTCCTGAAGATTATAATTTTAATGGATTCCCATATGATAAATTGGCGTTTAGCTATATTATATATGATGGACAAAAAAATAAGGATGGAGAATACGTAGTAGATGAACTCTCAAGAACAAACAAGGTCTACACAGGCACTTCTGTTCAAAGTATAGAAGACATAGGGAGGCTGGTTACTCTATATCCAAAAATCAAATTTGTTAGAATAGCTGGAAACTGTCTAATAAAAGGAAACAATGCAGAAACAAGAGACAAGTGGAAAGATATAGTTGATAAAATAGATGAACTACAAAAGATATTTATAAAAGACATTGGCCATGACGACTCTCCTTTTAATGACGGCTGTTATGTTGGAATGATAAGGCCATATGTGGCGCCCAGTCCTCACGATGACGGAGTTTATAATGTTTATATATGTACGAGTCACGTACTAAACGCAAGAACCTACGACTTAGACTATGCTCTATGTAATATAGATGACATACTTTCTACTTGGAGAGCTCTAAATAACAACTATCAAGAAAAAGGTTATCCTTATGAGGTCAAATGTAACGAAGGGCTGGATTGGGAAAGTTCTTGTAAATACTGTTACTACAAGTTTAATAATAAAATTTTACATACCGTAGCACAAGAAATGCCAGATAAAAACTTCCCCTAGAAAGACAATCATGAAAGAACACTATAAAGAAGAATATTTCAAAAGCAATAACTACACAGACTATCTCCAAAGAGAAGAGAGATATTTCAGAATGGTTAGTGAGATAGATCATTCTCTCTCTAAAATAGGACTTATAAATAAGGACTCAAAAATTTTAGACTATGGTTGTGCTGTAGGATTCTTATTAAGCGGACTCAGGAGTTTTGGTTATAAAAATTGTGTAGGATATGATCTTTCAGAATGGGCCTCTGAACAAGCCAGACTAAGGGGACATACCCTTTTAGACAGTGTGAGAAATGAAGAGTTTGATCTTTGTTTTTCATTAGATGTATTTGAGCACATGAAAGATGGTTGTATTAGAGACTTACTGTCTGGCAGCTCTATAGATAAGCTTATAGTAAGAATACCCTGCTCTGAAGAGCAAGAGCCAGACAAATTTTTCTTAAAGATTTCAAGAAGGGACGCCACTCACATAAATTGTAAAACCAAGAAAAGTTGGGTTAATTTTTTTAGAGACTGGGGCTATACAAAATTCTTTAGACTAAACATGAACACTATTTATGATTCAGAAGGTTGTTTCTGCTGCTTAATGATGAAATGATTGGGGGTAATACAGGTTTCGACTGATGGTGAAAATATTAGTTGCATTGACTGGTTGATCGGAAGGCCAGTATAAAAGCCGATTACAATTTTAATTGCTGAACCTAGTTTCGCGATTGCAGCCTAGCTGCTGGGGCTTACCATGCCTTATCACCCAAATGGTAACGGGCTAAGTCGAGCTTAGATAGAGGGTTCACTCCTTGAGCTAAAAGTGAAATGATGGTACGCCCATCTGACTCCGATAAATCGGATAACTTTGTTTGTTGTGTGAATACAACTTACTAACAATGTAGATACTGCTATGGAAACTAGACAGGACGCGGGTTCGATTCCCGCTACCTCCACTTACTAGACTATGAGAAAACATAAGGTAATATATACAGCAAACGGGAAGCAGAGGGCTAGCGCTATCATTCTTGCCTCTACCCCACAAGAGGCCTCTAAAATGGTTGAGCTAGAAGAAAGGTGGAAGGAGCTAGGTGTAAATATAGAAATCCTGTCCGCCGAACGACTGCCTGCAAACTGGTCAAAAGCTTCAGAAAGTCCTACTTATGATACTCTAAAAAAGAATTATCTTTTTAACTATCCTGAAAGAGACCACTAGTACACGGTGTATATATTTTTGTAGAAAAACACAAGGAGAACTACCATGCCTCTTAAAAAATGTTCTGAAAACGAAAAATCTGGATGGAAATGGGGAGACTCCGGCAAATGCTATACCGGAAAAGACGCCAAGAAGAAAGCTATAAAACAAGGCGTTGCTATAGAAGGCCCTAAAAAGTTCCAACAAATGGCGTCCTCATTCGAGTACCCTTTCACAGAAAAAGATATTGATACAGCTATTAAGTCTATGTGCGAGCTAGGATATAGGCCTGCTCTAATTGCTGCAACATCAATAGCATTAAAGAATATAGTAAAAAAATATGGAGACTAGAATACTAGCAGAAAACATTATAGACACCATAGCTCAAAGGTATCCCGCAACAAGGAGGTTACTGGAGAACAAAGACTCATATGAAAACATTGTTGATTTGATAAAGGACTTATTAGATCAAGACTTACAGTTAAAAGATTTAAAATAGGGGACACTCAATGTCCGAATAAATTCTTGGTCGCTTTTTAGGCGGCCTTTTTTTATATAATTTCCATTTTTTTTTGGCGCTCTCGCCACTTTGCATATATAATTACTAAGGAGACAAAACAATGACATACGCCTTAATGGTTTGTGACTATGCTCCACTGAAGAATAATACTTCCTATAGAGTAACTGAAGAAGGAGGAGACTGGGTAAGAATAAGTTATGACGGGAACCCTGTAACAATAAGCAGGAACCTGATCCATCCTGACCCCATGTCTACACTATATATTCCGTTGCCACTAGAAGAAGTTTATGACGAAGAGAAGGACGTATTTAATACTATTTTTATGTAGGAGAATCTTTAGGATATGAAAACTAAGGAAACCACAGATTGGGATATGTTACTTTCCAATCGAAGTAATCGGACCGCTATGAAGAGGTTTGCAACTGGAGTATATTCAACATCCGCTGTTACTAAGGCTTTCGCCCACACAGCTTATGCTGGAGAATTCCGCAGACTGATCCGTAATAACGGCACAACTTATGCGAGACGTTTAGCACGTAAAGCTTTACGTTATCGTGGACTTTTATCACCTGTTTCTTAAGGAGAAATTGAATGAGCGATATTAATAAAGTAATCGTTACAGGTAGAGTGACTCGCGATAGTGAGTTACGACAAACACCAAACGGAACTTCTGTCACCGACGTTAGCGTGGCATCAAACCGAATTTGGTCTAAGAACGGAGAGCGCCAAGAGGATGCGACCTTTGTTGACGTAACCCTATGGGGGAAGCAGGCAGAATCTCTGTCGCAGTACCTGACCAAAGGCCGTCATGTCATGATCGAAGGACGCCTAAAGCTGAATTCGTGGGAGACCGACGAGGGGGTTAAGCGCAACAAGCTTACTGTTGTCGCAGAGAACGTTAATCTGACTCCAAATGGAGGAAGTAAAAACAGTTCTCAGCAAACAGTGTCGGCAGGAGCTGCCGTCGGAGCCGCTGCTGGAGCTGATGAGGATACTCCATTCTAGGGTTTCTATTGTCGCCCATACAGTAAGTTAGCTGTTCTTATCTGTAGGCAATTGCCTGAGCAAAACAGCCGAGCTTCATCCCTGCTCGAAAATGTAGGTTTCTAACCCGTTCCTAACCTTAAAGAGATGATACTACAAAACGGGTATTTTTTTCTAGGAAATACAAATGGACATAATGGACATTCTCTTTTGGTTCGTTGTGATTGAGGAAGAGGACAGATACTATGAAGAATCTTAATGTAATGGCCCCTATCAACCCTCTTGGTTATGGGGTGGCAGCTAAGAACACTGTTAAATTTTTAACCAAGTTTTTTGACCTATCCCTCTTCACAATAGGCAGTCCAGAATTTGAGTCTCAAGAAGAATATGATTTTTTCACTGAAATGATTCAAAGATCCCGATCCTCTTTTGATAAAGAGGCGGCATGTTTAAAAATCTGGCATGAATTTGATATGGGCATTAGGGCAGGAAAAGGAGATATGATTGCATACTCTTTCTTTGAGCTTAACAGGATGAATGATATGAAGAAACACAACTTGTCCCAATGTGAAAAGGTTGTTGTCTCTTCCAAGTGGGCAAAAAATATCGTTCAAGAAGAAACGGGACACAAAAATGTTTATACCGCGCCTCTAGGGGTAGACAACACTGTTTTCTTTCCTACTAACCAAAAGCAGGAAAAATTTATCATATTCAATTGCGGAAAGTGGGAAATAAGAAAGGGTCACGACATTATACTTGATGTCTTTCAGTCTGCCTTTCCAGATAATGACGATGTTGAGTTGTGGATGATGTGTCAAAACCCAATCGCCCCACCAGAATATAATCAAAAATGGAATAACCACTATAGACAAGACCTTAGGGTAAATCTTATAGATAGGGTTCAAAACCACCGACAGCTTGCGCAAGTAATGAATCAAACATCATGTGGTTTCTTTCCAAGCAGGGCAGAAGGGTGGAATTTAGAATTGCTTGAAATGATGGCGTGCGGAAAGCCTGTAGTAACAACCGACTACGCCTCACATACAGAATTTTGCACAAACGAAAATAGTATAAAATTTAAACCTTCGAAGCTTGAAGAGGCAAAAGACGGGATGTATTTTTCAGGAGGAGAAGGAGAATGGGCATCCCTAGAAGAAATTAAAAGAGACTTCATTGAAGCTCTTAGAAACCTATATGAAGAATGGAAAAGCAGCAATACAATACTTAACCAGCAGGGGGTTGTGTCAGCCCAAAAATTTAACTGGCTAAACACAGCAGAAAAAGTCAAGGAGGCAGTCAATGCCTAAAACCCCTACCCTCCCAAGTATACTCGTCAGTAAGATGTTTGATGGCGCCCAGATGCCAACAAAGGGGAATAGATCTGACGCAGGATATGATATGTATTCGACAGAAAAGGTGGCTATCCCAGCCGGAGCAACTGCTCTTATTTCCACCGGAATCTCCATGGAAATACCAGAGGGTTACGTAGGGCTTATATGGGACAGGTCTTCAATGGGAGTAAATGGAATCCATAGACACGCCGGAGTAATTGATTCGGGATACAGAGGACATATAAAAGTTTGTCTACACAATACAACAAAAGACGTTTATCATGTAGAGTCTGGAGACAGAATAGCCCAGATATTAATCCAAGAATGCCCTCATTTTGAATTATGTTCAGCGAACTCTTTGGGAGAAACAGAGAGAGGTGCTAGTGGTTTTGGGAGCACTGGAAGATGAGCAAGCTAAGCGGGATGCGCACCTATTTAGCAGGAGCTATGGATCGTGTTCCCGACGGAGGAGTTGAGTGGAGGAATAGGATATCTCCCATATTAAAAACCATGGGCATAACCGTTCTTAATCCCTGTGATAAACCGGCGGACGTAGGGATAGAGGATGTTGGAACCAGACAAAAGATAGACCGACTTAAGAATAATGGTGAGTATTCTAAGATAAGAGACTCTTATTCTGTTATAAGAACTCTTGATTTAAGATGTGTTGATGTATCGGATTTTATTATAGCGTCTATAGATACGGACGTTCACGCTTGCGGAACCTACGAAGAGATATCTGTTGCCAATAGTCAGAAAAAACCAGTTCTTATATGGTGTCAACAGGGGAAAAAAAATGCCCCAAACTGGCTCTTTTTCATGCTGCCCCACCAACATATATTTGGCTCCTTGGATGAGATATTGAGATATCTTATTAATCTAGATAGCGGCAAAGATATTAATCACTATAAAAGATGGTTTTTCTTTGACCAAAATAAAATGTGATTCCCCCAGTTTTTTATCTTGTTGTCTCTTCTGACCCCTCCCCCCTCTCTTTATGGGGTATAATATAGTATGATAAGATACTTAAAGGCAATCCGGTCTCTATTCTCAAAAAAAGCCCCTGAGGGCGATACAGTTGATGCACAAGGTGAAGGATTCATATCGGATGAAGATTGTTCTGCGAATATAGAAATAAGACTTAATAGAATGTCTGGTGATTTTAATGTCGTTGTCTCTGTTCAGGATCTCGATGATGATACAGCAGAAACCCTAGGACTACTACTGTTTTTGATTAACTCTGGAAACCTCAAGGAGTACTTTACCGAAGCCTATGGTAACTGGGCACTCTCTGACAGCGAAAGGGTTTCTTTCTTACACGAGGTGTACCTAAAGTGGTTGTCTGCTGAGGACAGCCTCAAAGACGAATATGACAAACTAGCAATCAACCCATCCAATGTTTTTGGATTAAATTCTCAATCAAATTAGAGAAAGAAAGAAGGGACTTCCATGAGCAATTCTTTTGAATATCCGCAAGATTTCGAAGTTTACTGGGAAAAATGGGTTGATGTTTACCAAAGTGAAATCGATGAGATTGATCAGGCCCTAGAACAATTTGAAGACCTTCAAGATCTTGAGGGTCTAGAATATGACATAGACCCTGAGACTATGGAAAAACTAGAGGCGATGTCTAGCATGCCCTCTATAAAAACAATAATGACCCCTTTCGGGATGATTCCATTAACAGAACAGTCATTGGCAAGTAATCACTTCAAGTTCTGGGTAGGGCACAGTAACTTCAAATTGCTTAATTCTCACCGTAAAATAATAGGTTCGGTTAGAGGGGTTGAGACAATGGATATTTTAACGCCCTATCGTTTTAGAATAGCGGTTGCAAAACTGTTCGTTGATAGAGAGGTTATGTCGGAAGTAAGAAAGTCTCTACTAGACACGATCCAATGAAAAAAAATAACAGTAACGATCTAGGCTTCAACGACTATATCAGGAGCACTAGAGAAATGTTTTTGTTGCCATTAAACTCTGAAGACCCCGAGATAGTTACAAAAACCGCCACACACTTCCTGACAAGCCTCAGGCTACTAGAAGCCGACTCTAAAAACCCCATTGTTCTGCACTCATTTAGTACAGGAGGAGATTGGTATGGGGGCATGGTAATATATGATGCTATCAAATATAGTTCGTGTAATTTTGTGGTAATATCATATGGAATAGCCGCCTCTATGGCAAGCTTAATCCCTCAGGCTGTGTATCCTCATGGCAAGAGAATAACAATGCCCAATTGTGACTGGATGATCCACGAAGGGTACATCTCAACTCAAGGAACCTACAAACAGGTTCTGTCTGGCACCCAATGGGATCAAAAATTAAGAGCTAGGACTTATAAGATGTACTCTCGCCCATGTCTGGGAACTGGGGAGTTTTTCAAAGGAAAAAAGATAGCCCAAGTAGAAAACTACATAAAAAGGAAACTTGAAGCAAAGGAAGACTGGTGGATGTCATCAGAGGACAGTATTAAATATGGCTTTTGTGATCACCTTGTAGGCGAAGAAGGATTTGAAACAGTAGACAAGATAGTAAATAATGTATCTAGAATTTTGCAACTATAATAACTCTCATTTTGATGACATAGAGAGTCAGACAAGGCAGGTTTTCGACGCTGTTTCTGTTGGGTTTTCTGGAGTAGCAGTTCCTGTTTATCTACTAAAAGAAGTGGCCACCTACTTTAGTAAAACCATTATAGATGTAGCAACAGTAATAGATTTCCCTAATGGGACCTCAGATAAAAAAATAAGGCAGCATGAATTCTTAGTTGCCCTGAAAATAGGAGCAGACTTCATAGATGTCCCGATCAATCCTTATCTTGTAAGGGATAAAAAATATTCTAAAATAGAATCCGAAATAAAGACCTTTATGAGAATGTGTAAAGATTACGGAGCAGAACCAAGGATGATTATGCAGTACAATCTTCATACACTGAAGGAGTCTCTAGCATTAGCTAGGTTTATGCAAGACCTAGAAGTACCCTATATACTTCCTGCTTCCGGGTTTCATAACGACGACATGTACGACAATTTAGTCCTCTGCTCCTCCATAGAAGAAAAAACAGATATAAAAACCATCTTCAACGGACACATTTGGCTAAAAAGCCAATACAATAACGCTGTTAAATCAAATATTTTTGGTTTAAGGCTTTATTCTTTTAACTTACTATCTAGTTTTAGTGTATAAGCTACCATTGGACAGGATTATTTTTTGTTAGGAACTATAGGATTGATATTGGCTCATACTAAAAAGGTTAATAAAAATGAGCTTTATTACTAATATTACGTCTACTCCCGCTACTACAGGGAGCTTTACTAATGGTTATCCAACCGATGTTGATAATAATCAAGGCAACGTTCGAGCTGGTGGTACTATTGCAGATTCCGCACAATTTTCTTCTAATTCATTAGGAGAAGGGAATCCTATAACAACCATTGTTTCCGGTGTGAATAACTTTCAAGCAGGCGATGGAACTTGGAATCAACAAACTCAGTTTTCAGATATCATGAAGGCCACAACCACTATTGGTGGTGCTGCCAACAACGCTATCTTATTCGGAGCCAGTGACTCCGCAGCTGGAGATTCCATACATCAAGCTGCTACGCTAAGAGTACGCCTATACAAGACTGCTGTTCGAGCAGGAGACTGGAATCCATTCAGTGGCTGGTCATCTGCACCATCTGTTGTTGAGTCCGGTGGATTCAACATTAGTTCTGACATTGATAACTCTTCAACGCTCAAGTCTAGTGGAACTGACCATGCGGCCAATCCGTCTTCGGCAATTCCGGGTGAGCTTACCCAACATCAAGGTGTTCTTGGAAACCCAAGTAACTTGGACTACAAGCCTAGATACCTATGGTAATGTCTTTTTAATTAGAGGGGCAAAGAAATTTGCCTCTCTTTTTTTTAACTTAACAACAATGAGAAGCAACAATGAAATTTTTAGTCTTTTTGCCACCAGCATTAGTAGCTGTCGGAGATGCAATACCCGGATTCGATTGGGGAACAATTTCCGCAACAGGACTGTTAGGATGGTATCTTTGGTATACAACTAAGGTTGTTTTCCCCAATCATCAAAAACGGGTTGGAGAAATGCAGGAAAGCTTTACCGAGCAGTTTAATATACAAAGAGAGCACTACGAGAACATTATTGAAGATGTTCAAACTAGACAAGATAAAAGACACGAACAAATCGTAGAAACTCTAGAAAAAATTAATGATTCCCTAGACAAATCCCAATAAATGATGTATAATATATTATGTCAATATTTTTTTTAAAGGAGACATCGAATGATTGAAAAGCTAAAAGGCTTATTTAAATCACGCCGCTTTTGGACGGCCTTTGCTAGTGTAGTCGTAGTAGTTTTACACGACAGCTTTGGAATTCCAGAAGAAACCGCGAACACTATTGCCGCAATTGGCGTTAGTTGGATCGTTGGCGACTCGCTTAGAATTACAGAATAAAATGGATTTTGTTCCACTAAAGGGGGCGATTTTTCGCTCCCTTTTTTTATAGACTTTTTTAACCAAGGAAACAAGAATGGACATTGAAAGTTTAGACCTAAGCTATGGGTCTGCATTTGATTCGCACATAGCACAGGAAAAAGCAAAGAAAAAATGTAGACTTTGCTACGGCAGAGGCTTTGTCATGATAACATATCCAAAACATAATGCGGCTTCTAAAAGTTATTGCGAATGTGTTGCTAAAAAGTTAGAGAAAGAAGAATAGGCCACTTTTAAGTAGGTGTATATACCATTGACAACCAGACACAAAAGAGCGATAGAAACAAATTCGCTAAAGCGACACAGCTCTGGTTACTCAGTATTTTTTTTGATTAGGTTCACAGAATAAACATAACTTCCCTTACAGGCAGTGAACGGGCAAAAGAATAATTTAAGTGTCGCTTTTTTACAACATAGAAGCCCACCCAAAAAAGGTGGGCTTTTTTATGTTATCCAAGCAAGATATAGCGATTATGCGGGTACAATTGAAATAGTTACAATGCCAAAAAATATTTATACTGAAAGTTTATTAAACCGATATGAGTGACAATAGCAAGACGGTTAAGAAGCGCAATGGGAGATTGGAAGAGCTAAATTTAGATAAGATTAATGAGTGCGCAGAAAGAGCTTGTGAAGGGTTAGAGGAGGTTTCTATTAGCGAGATAGTGTTAGATGCTAGCCTCCAGCTATATGACAAAATTCCAACCAAAGATATAGATAAAGCACTAATTCTATCCTCTCGGTCTAAGATTGAAAAAGAACCGAATTATACATACGTTGCAGCTAGGCTACTTCTCAACAATCTATATAAAGAAGTTTTTGGAGAGGGTGTCGATAGTGAAGTGTTTGAACAGCAATATAAAAAATCATTTGTTCAGAATATAAAGAGACTCGTAAAAGCAGAAAGACTTAATGAAGACCTATTGTCTTATGATCTTGACCTGTTGTCTAGCCATATCGCCACAGAAAGAGATGGTCTTTTTAAATATCTAGGAATCCAAACTTTATATGATCGTTACTTCATACATATAGAGCAAAGAAGAATGGAAACCCCTCAGGGCTTTTATATGCGAGTAGCAATGGGGCTATGTCTCAATGAAAAAAACAAAGAAGAGAGGGCTATTGAAATATACAATATGATGTCTGAGTTTAGATACTCCCCATCTACTCCTACTTTGTTTAACAGTGGGACACAAAGATCTCAACTTTCATCATGCTATCTCAGCACTGTTGACGACTCTATAGACGGAATCTTTGGTACTATTCACGGACAGGCCAGACTTTCTAAGTATGCTGGAGGGCTCGGTGTAGACTGGACTCCCGTCAGGTCTTCTGGATCATACATACAGGGTACCAACGGCCAGTCCTCGGGCCTTGTTCCTTGGCTTAAAATATTTAATGACACTCTAGTTGGGGTAAATCAAGGCGGAAAAAGAAAAGGTGCTGGATGCGCCTATTTAGAAATTTGGCATCTTGACGTTGAAGATTTTCTTGAATTAAGAAAAAACACAGGTGACGATAGGCGTAGATGTCACGATATGAATACCGCACTATGGGTCTGTGACGAGTTTATGGAACATGTTCGTAAGGAAATGGATTGGTATCTATTTGACCCATCAGAATGTCCTGACTTGCACGAAACGTATGGTAATAAGTTTTCCAAACTATACAATCACTACAAAAATATGGCAGACGAGGGCGATATTAAAAGCTTCGCTAAGATTCCCGCGAAAGACCTATGGAAAAAATGTTTAAAGTCTTTGTTTGAAACAGGTCATCCTTGGATCACTTTCAAAGACCCCTCCAATATCAGGTACTCAAATAAACACAGCGGAGTTGTGCACTCTTCTAACTTATGTACAGAGATATTACTGCACACCAAGCCCACTAGGTACAATGAGGGAGAGGTAACAGAAAGAGGAGAGACTGCGGTATGTAATCTAGCCAGTATAAACCTATCCAACCACATCAAGGTCAGAACAGTTGATTGGAAAAAACTAAGAGAAACCGTCGAGGTCGCTGTAAGAGGACTAGACAACGTTATAGATATAAATTTTTATCCCACTGAAGAAGCAAGAAACTCCAATACAAAACATAGGCCTGTCGGACTTGGGGTTATGGGCACTCATGACCTTCTCCACAAGCTGGGCATCTTTTATGACTCTGAAGAAGCTATCGAGCTATGTGACAAGGTTCAAGAATTTATCTCCCTTTATGCTATAAGGACATCTGCAATGTTGGCAAAAGAAAGGGGTACATATCCCTCTTTCGGTGGGTCTGAATGGGACAAGGGAAATCTTCCCATTGATACCTATTGTACACTACTCTCAGAGAGAAAGCCTATAGGAATCGAAGAAGACAAGGAGTCCTTTGAGACTCTAGAAGAATGGGGTGGGGTTAGGGATCTAGTTGCAAAGCACGGAATGAGAAATTCTAACGTAATGGCTATAGCGCCAACAGCCACCATCTCCTATATACAGGGATGTTCTCAATCTATTGAGCCCGACTATTCGGTTCTTTTTGTATACTCTACCCTTAGTGGGGAGTTTACAATGATAAACGAACACTTTGTTGCTGCTGCGAAGAAGTCAGGGATCTGGTCACAGGAGTTGGTTGATGCCCTAAAGAGTGTAGACGGAGACGTAAACGCCTTAGTTGACTTGGACGACTCACTGAAAGAACAATTTAAAAATGCTTTTGATATTGATTTTCACACTCTTATAGAAGCAGCCGCAGCAAGACAGAAATGGATTGATATGGGACAGTCTTTAAATCTTTACAATAAACACGAAAGCTTGAAGTATTTGAACGACATGTATCTCTATGCGTGGGAAAAAGGACTAAAAACAACCTATTATTTAAGAGGTAAGGCAGCAACAAGACTAGAAAAGTCAACTATTTCTGACACAAATCTCAAGAATGAGAGTATAATTGATGTACCAAAGGCCTGCTCTATTTTAGACCCCGGATGTGAAAGCTGTCAATGAAAAAAACTAAAGAAATTATATCAGATAAAGTTTCTGTTGTAAATCAAATCCTTCCTCATGTCAATAAGTGGGCTTGGGATTTATTTATTGATGGAGCAGCAAATAACTGGATGCCTACAGAAATTTCTATGGCAAAAGACATAGAGCAATGGAAGTCAAACCTTCTTTCTGAAGATGAAAAGCTCGTAGTTAAGAGGTGTCTTGGATTCTTTGCTGGCTCAGAGTCTCTGGTAGCAAACAACTTACTATTAAGTGTCTTCAAGTTCGTCACAGACCCAGAGTGTCGTCAGTATATACTTAGGCAAGCATATGAAGAAAGCCTTCACAACCTTACGGTGGTTTACATTTGTGATTCTCTCAACCTTGATATTGATGAGGTTTATGAAGCATACAACTCCATCCCAAGCATAAAAGCAAAAGATGACTTTTTAATGAACATCACAACAGATATTAATCGTGTAGACTTTAACATAAATACCATAGAAGGTAAAAGGGAGTTCCTCCGCAATATCATTACCTATTATGTTATCTGCGAAGGGATATTCTTTTTCTCTGGTTTCGCTATGTTGCTTTCTTTTAATAGACAAAATAAACTTCCGGGAATTGGAGAACAGATTCAGTATACCCTCAGGGATGAAAGCCTACATATTGAGTTTGGAACAAAGCTTATTAACAGAATTAGAGAAGACGATCCCAAAGTATGGACAAAAGCTTTTGAAAAAGAGACCCTAGCACACATAGAAGCTGCTATGGAACTTGAGCTAGCATACGCGAGAGAAGTTCTTCCTACTGGCATATTAGGCCTTAACTCAGACATGTTTATTGACTATGTCCAGTATATTGCCGATAGAAGGCTTACAAACCTTGGTCTAGATTCCCCGTTCGGAGAAGCTAAGAACCCATTTCCTTGGATGAGTGAAATCATTGACTTAGAAAAGTGTAAAAACTTTTTTGAGACGAGGGTGACGGAATATTCCGTCGGCACGCTAGTTGACGACTTTTAGGTGTATGTTTAGGTGGAACTCTACCTTTTACTCTGGAGCTAGCTATGATTGATTTCGTTTTTGACAGAAGGAATTTATTAAGAATAGGATCTATAGGCGCTGTAATGTCAGCAATAGGACTTTCTGACTATGCTTTTTCGCAAGACGGAGCTACCGCATACAAAGACAAGACAGTGGTATGGTTATGGCTTGCAGGAGGCCCAGCTCAATTTGAGACATTTCATGCCCCACTAGACAACGTCCCCTCAGAATGGCAACCAGCGAACGGAAAGATATATGATTCGAAGACTAACATCTCTCTTGG